GTGGAGCAGCAGCAGGCGGAAGAGAAAGCGGAGGCCGAGAATACCCTCGAGGCCGAGCGCGGAAAACTCTTGGAAGCTATGCCAGAGTGGCGCGACGCTGATAAGGCGCGCGCCGAGAAGGCGAAGATTGTCGAATATGCCACCGAACGACTTGGCTTTACGGTCGAGGAGATTTCGGACATTTACGACGCTCGAGCCGTTCTGGCGCTGCGAAAGGCGATGATGTTCGACCAGCTGATGAGCAAACGCGATCAGATGCGTCCGCAGATCATCCAAAAGGCCAAGCCCATGAGGGCCGGTGCCGCCTCCACGCCGCAGTCGTCCAGGGTCGTCGCATCGAAAGCCGCTTTTTCAAAACTCGCAAATAGTGGCAGCCACAGAGATGCGGCCGCCGTGTTTGAACAATTTTTGGAGTAATGGAAAATGAGTCAGACCTCTAATACGTTTGATACCTTCGGCGCAAAAGGTATCCGAGAGTCGCTCTCGAATGTGATCTACAACATCTCGCCGGAAGAGACGCCGTTCATGTCGAACGCCGGCCGCGAGAATGTGAAGAACACCTACTTCGAGTGGCAGACTGATTCGCTTGCCGCGGCGAGCACGACGAACGCGCAGATTGAAGGCGACGATGTGTCGGCCTTTGACGCGACCTCGGCGACGACCCGCGTCGGCAACTACACCCAGATCTCGAGCAAGACTTTGCTGATCTCGGGCACGCTTGAGTCGGTGGACAAGGCCGGACGTCGTTCCGAACTTGCTTACCAGCTCGCCAAGCGTTCTGCGGAGCTCAAACGTGACATGGAGAGCATCATGCTCACCAACCAGGCGGCCTCGGCCGGCTCGGCTGGTGTCAGCACGGCGCTTCGCAAGACCGGTTCGCTGTTGGCCTTCCTAAAGACCAACACGGATAAGGGCACGGGCGGCGTTGACCCGGTGTACACCTCGTCACCGACCTCGACCCGCACGGACTCCACGAGCGGGAACCAGCGCGCCTTCACCGAGACGATCCTCAAGAGCGTCGTGCAGAAGGTGTGGGCGTCGGGCGGCTCTCCGAAGGTGCTGATGGTTGGCCCGGTCAACAAGCAGCGCGTCTCGGGCTTCTCTGGCATTGCCCAGATCCGCAAGGAAGTGGTCGGCAACCGTGCCGCGACCATAATTGGATCGGCTGATGTTTATGTGAGCGATTTCGGGGCTGTAAACGTGGTCCCGAATCGTTTTCAACGTGAGCGTGATGCTTTCGTGCTCGACCCTGAGTACGCGAACGTCGCCTTCCTGCGCCCGTTCAACACGGTACAGCTCGCCAAGACCGGCGACGCCGAGAAGCGCTTGATCCTTGTTGAGTTTGGCCTGAAGGTCAACACCGAGGCCGCCCACGGCATCGCTGCGGACCTCACCACGACCTGATTGTGGTGATGTAAACTCGGGGGCGCCGGTAATAGTGCCGGCGCCCTTTGAGTTGAGGTAAATATGGAATCTTCGGGCAAGAAGCTTTTTGACTTTGACCCGACGACAGGCACTACGAAGTGGTGGCACTACGACGCCGACTCTGACGAGGCGACCATTGAAACGGTCTTCGAGGTCGGCGACCTGGTGGAGCAGAATAAGGCCCAGTATTCAGCGACCGATGAGAAGACGCGCTGGAGCGACTGGAACAAGGTGGCCTCGATACCGATGCCCTTGTTTTACAAATTGAAGAGCCAGGGCATAGTTGACGACCCGAAGAAGATGAAGGCCTGGCTGAACGACGCAGATAACAGGTTTTTTAGAACACGGCCGGGGCGCGTATGAGCCGCTCGGTCGCAATTTTAGTCCCAGCAAGGGACACGGTGATGACCTCGTTTGCCTATGACCTAGCGCGAGCGATGTCGTTTCACACCGCGACAACAGACGACCGTGTGCTGCTTTTCACATCGCACGGGACTCTGATCGCCTCTCAAAGGATGGAGCTTGCGCGGCAGGCTCTGGAGGAGAAGGCGGACTATCTCCTCTGGCTTGACTCAGACATGCGCTTCCCGCGGGAAACCATCGGGCACCTCATGCTGCGAGACAAGCCCATCGTGGCCGCGAATTATGCGACCCGTCGGATGCCGGTCAAGCCGGTGGCGATGATGGACAACGACGGGGAGATCGGGCGGGTGTATACCGCGCCGGACTCTGAGGGGCTACAGCCGGTGGACTACATCGGCATGGGCGTGATGATGGTGAAGCGCGAGGTGTTTGAGAAGCTGGAGGCGCCGTGGTTTGCGATCCCTTACTCGACAATCGGGCAGCACTATATTGGAGAGGATGTGTTTTTCTGCCGCAAGGCGCGCGAGGCGGGGTACGAGGTACTCGTAGACCATGACCTCTCGCACCAGGTGAAGCACATCGGGACCTTCGAGTATTCACACGAGGGCGCTTGGGCGATGAAGGAACAGGTGGATGGCTCTAACATCATACAGCGCGCTTAAGGCGAGCATCGCCGACTGGCTGAACCGGGACGACCTTACATCGGTTATCCCGGACTTCATCGTGCTCGCCGAGGCGCAGCTCGAGCGCCGGCTGCCGACGCAGAAGATGGTCAAGCGCGCGAACGCCACCATCGACACGCCGTTCTCGGCGCTGCCGTCGGACTTCCTTTCGGCCAAGTCTTTGGTGCTGACCTCGACATCACCGGTGCAGCAGCTTGAGTTCTTGAGCGAGGACGAGCTTGACGCGAAGAAGACCGTGTACCGAACGACCGGCAAGCCGCAGTATTTCGCTCTGGTCGGAAACCAGATCGAAGTGCTGCCGCCGCCCGATACCGGGTACACCGCGGAGCTCACCTATGTGGCGACGCTTGCCAAGCTCTCGGACGCCAATACCTCAAATTGGATTCTGGAGCGGCACCCGGATGTGTACCTTTACGGGTCGCTCCTGCAGGCGGCTCCGTACCTGCGCGACGACGAGCGCGTGGGCCTCTGGACTCCGCTCTACGCGCAGGCCATTGAGGACATGATCCTGCAGAACGAGCGCGCGGCATTTAGCCAAGCGCGCATTTCCATAAAGGTCAAACCGACGAGGGTAATCCCGTGAGCGCATTTTCAAACTATCTCGAAAACAAAATCCTTCTACATGTGCTGTCGAACACGGCGTACACATCGCCGACGACGGTCTATCTTAGCCTTCACACGGCCGACCCAACCGAAGCCGGCTCGGGCACCGAGGTGAGCGGCGGCGCGTACGCGCGCCAGTCGTTTGCTTCGACCATTGTGGCTAACGCCGCGTCGAACACCTCGGCGATCGAGTTCCCGACCTGCACCTCTGCCTGGGGCGTGGTCGGCTGGGTCGCGGTCTGGGACGCCCTGACCACCGGCAATATGCTGTTCTACGGCGCCCTGACCGCGAGCAAGACGATCGCCACGGGCGATGTGTTCAGAGTGCCGGCGGGCGATCTCGACATCACGCTGGATTAATAGGTGGCAGGCTACGGCTCAGGACTGTATGGCCGTGGAAACTATGGCATCGACCCGAAAGAGGGCGCCGCCAGTTTAAGCGCGGCCGCCTCGCTCTCGTGCATAGGCGTGAGGGTGGCGCTGGGAGCGGCGGCCTTGAGTGGCGCCGCGACGGTAACGGCGGCGGCGCAGCGGATTCATCGAGGCGCCGCGGTACTGAATGCCGCGGCGACATTGACGGCGGCAGCCGAGCGCATCCACCGGGGTGCGGCGGTGCTCTCTGGGAGCGCGGCGCTCTCTGCCCTGGCAAAGCGCGTCCACCAGGGCGCGGCGGCGTTGAGTGCTTCTGCGACGCTTACAGCGTCGGGGCAGCAAATCGACATCGGCGCGGCGACGATCACGGCGACCTCGACCCTGGTCTGCGCCGCGCGGAAGAAGTGGGAAGAAGATCCGGACACGGCCGAGAGCTGGGCGGCGATTAGCGACACAGCAGAGACATGGGCGCCGGTGGCAGACACGGCGGAGACTTGGACAGAGAAAACATACCCGGCTTATTTACAGGCCGCTTGAGGTGATCAAAAATGGCTGACACTACAACCACCAACCTTGGCCTGACGAAGCCGGAAGTCGGCGCATCGGCGGACACTTGGGGCGGCAAGTTCAACACTAACCTGGACCTCGTGGACGGACTGTTCGCCGCAGCCGGCAGCGGCACCTCGGTGGGCCTCAATGTCGGATCTGGCAAGACGCTGGCGGTGGGCGGCACGCTCACGATGTCGGCGCTCACGGCGTCGACGGCGCTGGCGCTGAACGCGAGCAAGC